AATAAGAGTTAGTAATATCATAATCAACTCCAGTCCCGAACAACATCTTCTTACTGACGCCTTTCAATTGATAGGCGTAACCTTCACTTGTATTGCGAGGCGTAGCATCTACATAACCATTACCTACAGTAACTTCCTCGGGGGTAAACTCCCTAGGTTTGTGATGATAATCACCAAAAAGAATTGGGAGTAAAGTAATAAGATACATTGTAGTAGCATACATCATGATAAGTGGATTATAAACACCAGAACTATTACAGTACTTATCACGAGCTAAATACGGCGGATCAAAATCAACACCATCACTCGTAAGGTATCTGAACAGCAGGATACCTAGTAACCTCAGAGAATAGACCAAACATCTTGGTTTTCTTATACTTAGTACGATCAGATTGAGAAACAGGTTTGTCCTTACGTTCAATAATAAACTTAGAGGGTATAGCCGAACAAGAAAAAGACTCATTGGGAATCTCCAACTCATCAACAAGTTTCATACCCATCCAAGCTTCAAATTTTGAATGTATATCATCCAAATTACGACGAATCCATTGTCTACTAAGAGGAGTCATAGTAACATAACGCTCCTTGACCTTGCCAGCAGCAATAATACCAATCATATGCCAACTAGATGCACACTTAGAGTCAGACAGGTATACTGTGGACCCACAATCACCCTTCTGTGACGGAAAGTCTATATCAAACCCGACATAAGTATACAAGTCATCAACATCACCATGGTAAGCAATATGTGACACACGCCTTATTGGCCTAACCACCAATACACGCTCAACATCAGGTAAATTATCACATCTATTCAAAGAAATAAGAACATTAGTACCTTCTTCAATTCTAACACTCTCGTCCACCATATATTTAACTATACTACGATGGTTGTGGATATTAGACATAAGATGAAATAAATAAAAGGTCTTATCACTTCTATCCATGTGGCGCGTGCGAATCCACTTCCACATGACAGGTATCTCTTGTTTGGAATGATAATTGAGCAAAGTGATAGTAAACTCAGCATTATGGGAAGCCAATGTATCAGCCATCCTGGCCAAGTGTGTATTACCAAGGGCAACCCTTCCTTCCAAAAAAATAATAGATTGAACCCACACCTGTTTCCCATCCATTTCAACGAGTATCCCATACTCATTATGTTTATGGATGGTAGCAGCTGCCTGCATTGCCATCTTACTTATATCAACAGAGGTTGCAATATGTTCTCCAATTGTACTAGGGATAACTTTAGCCAGAACAGGAGGTTTGCGTGGCTTAATCTTAACATTCCTCATTCTAACACCACTACGAGCAACGACAGTATCGACGACATAAGCCGAGGAAACAAGTGCCGGCAACATGATTAGAACTTGACGTGTCCAGGCCCCACAAAAAGAAAACAGGCTCAAATAGGTATCACCTAAAATAACGAGGCTGTCTTTAAGCTCCATGTAGGCCAAGTCTTTCACAACAGAATAGGACACCCTTAAAAACTTATTAATATCCATTTTCTTAGCAACATTAAATATGTCCTTGAAAGCCAGCTCATACCTGCAACACATC